CAACTTCTACTAACTCGTCAGGTTGGTAACTACAAAATGCCTGATGGTTGGTCATGTCTTGCCGCTGGTAATCGTCTAACTGACGGTGCCTCGGTATACCAAATGCCCTCACCTGTAAGAAACAGACTGATGCATTACGAACTCGAACCTAGCTTGGATGCTTGGTGCGAGTGGGCGATAAAGAACGAAGTCAATACTACTTTGGTTTCCTTTATGCGTTATCGTCCTAACCTTTTGTACAGTTTCAAAGCTGATGAGTATGCTTTTCCTACTCCTCGAAGCTGGTCATTTGTCGACAAGCGTTTGAGACTAACAAAAAACATGGATGATTCAAGATTATTCTTTGGTATTGCTGGTGCTGTAGGCACTGGTCCTGCTGGAGAGTTTCTTGCGTTTGCAAAAATTGCAGACAAGTTACCAGATATTGATAACTTGATTGCTAATCCTAGTTCATACATGCCATCGGAGGATCCGGCAGTATTGTATGCACTTACAGGTGCAGTGGCTTCTAGAGCGGAACAATCTAAACTAGAAAACATTATGAAACTTGGTAAGAAGATACCTACTGAGTTTCAAGTTGTTTTGGTCAAAAGCATTCTTGCAATTGACAAAGCATTATTTAATCAACCTACAATACAAAGCTGGATTTCAGATAATTCAGATGTTGTATTGTAACAACGGAGAAAATTATGGCTACAGTTCGTATGTCAAACAAGCTCACAGTAGATCTCTGCAAAGAGTATGAAAAGAGCTACGAAAACACTAAACCAAAACCAGAGTACCCTGCGTCTCTTGGCGATGCTATCTATGACACTCATGTCAAACCTATTATTGACAGAATCAAAGAAGCTTCAAAGCTTGATGATGTAGAGTTCTTTGATCTTAGCCAAGACAGTGACGATTCATTCTTTATCAACGATAGTGAATTGAACGTACAGTTTGAAACAAAATGTTATGACCAAACAGATAGACCATCTGGTTATGATGATCTACCTTGGGAGTTGCAAAATCTAGTTAAAGAGTATGAGTGTGTAATTGATACACCAGAAATTCATACTGCAAACATGCCTCTTTCAGTAGAGCAACCATTGATAAAAGGTAGCTCTTATCGAAGTCAATTGGCGTTTAATCTTTACAAAGCACCTCAAGACGAAGCGGTTATTAAAGCTCTTGAAATATCTAAAGAGCGACACATGTACGACATCAATAAACAAAATGAAATTGCTAAGTTTGCTAAGATGTTGCTTCGCTTTCAAACGCTTAATCAAGCATTGAAAGCATGGCCCGGCGGTGCTCTAGCCGCTATGGTACAAAAAGTTGACCCAGATAAAATGGTAACTATTCACAAGAAAACAGAGCGTAAAGCAAAAGCAGTTCAAGACAAAGGTTTTGTCGAGCAACATGCTGGCGATTTCAACGCTGTGATTCTTGGTTCAACATTACTAGGAGATAATGACTAATGGAAGATATTAAGACAGCTTTTACTCGAGCTCGTTCTACGTTGTTGATAATGCAACCGTTCTTCGGTACTCTCTGCCTTCGATTGGGGGCAGAGTTTACCGAAGACATTCCAACAGCAGGAACGAACGGCGAAAAGCTACTAATCAATCCCACCTTCTTTCTCAAGTGTACAACTGAGCAAAGAGTTGGTTTGCTTGCTCATGAGGTTATGCATTGTGTTTACATGCATGTACTTCGTATTGGCGAGCGTGATCCATTTCTTTGGAATGTGGCTGGCGACTATGTAATCAACCTAGTCGTCACCGACGCTGGCATGATATTGCCTGACGGCGGATTGCTTGATGAAAAGTATCGTGATATGACTGCAGATGAAATTTACATCACTCTGCAAAAGAATGGCGGTGCAGAAGCATTGTCTGGACTGTCTGACTTTGACGGTACTTGTGTACAACCTAATCCATCTTTGACAGACAGTGGTTCACAAAGTAAACACGAAGCAGATATGCGTGTTGCAGTGCAACAAGCCGCTGAAACTGCTAAAGCACAAGGTAAGCTACCCGGTAGCTTGTCTAAGCTTGTCGATGACATTGTGTCACCAAAAGTTAATTGGAAACAAAAGCTTGCACGATTCTTGAAAAGCAACAACAAATCAGATTACAGCTGGCAAAAACCTAATCGTAGGTTCGTTGCTGGTGGTTTGTATCTGCCTAGTTTGTATTCACCATGTATTGAAGAGATTGGTGTCATTGTTGACACCTCTGGTTCTCGTACTGATGAAGAGCTTAATCAAGATCTAGGTGAAATATCTTCTATGTTGGTTGATGCCAATGTAGAAAATGTTCGCTTTATGCAAGCAGATACAGATGTGACTGATGAGCAAACATTCACTCGTGAATCAATGCCTTTGAAAGTCACAATGCAAGGGCGTGGTGGTACAAGGTTTGGGCCAGCCATTGCGGAAATGGCAGAGAAATATCCAAGTGTCTCTTGCCTTATTTATCTCACAGACTTGGAGTCAAATGACTTTGGAAGTGAACCACACTTTCCAGTTGTTTGGATAACTAATTCAGCTACGGAGGCTCCTTATGGAGAAATCATTGAAGTCAATTAAAAGCAAACTTAAAAAGTTTGCAGTACACGGAGTTGCAACAGTCCTTGGCATTCTTGCATTAGCCATGATTTTGCAACATATTCTAACTTTCATGCTACTTGGTCTTATTCTAGGTAGTATGTTTTATATCTTATGGAGGTATAACTATGCCTAGTATATTAACAAGCATCACCACAGCTTTGTGGATACTTATCGAACTAATTCAATTTGGCTACATGGCCTATATTATGTGGAGGCAACGCAACAATGCTAACTATCGGAATATTCAGCGCGCTAGGTCTGCTTTTACTAGCGCTTAAAGCAGGCGGTCGTAAGACTATTGGTAATGACATCATTGTTGATGTACTTATTACTGCAACTCTTATGATTGCTTTCTACGGTACTTACAGCGGTATGACTGCCGCTATGATTGGTGGTCTTACTGCTTCTATTATATTATTCTTTATGCGTAAAACTATGGTGCATGAAACACTAAAGTTGAAGTCTATAAGTAAAAAATTACTTGGCTTTAACTTTACTATGCCTAAGCTTACATGGGAAACTAAACAACCAGACTGGCGTAAACACAATCAGTATTCAGACGATCAAGGTCTGTAATGCTAAGCAATAACAACAGTCATAGAACAAAAGTGGATCAAAAGAAAATGAGTAGACTAATTCGTAAAGCACAAGAATGGGAAGAGTGGCATGGCACATGGCTAGAAGCCACTCTCAATGAGTTTTTTGATAAGTATTCTGCTAAAACTATAAAGTCAGAAATACTTCGATATATTCTTGAAGATGACGCAGATAAAGAAGAAGTTGTACATCTTATGTTTCACGAAACATTTAAAGATTTCTTAAGAGATAAAGCAAAGCCCGGGATGTATGATGATCCCGATGCTATACCTACACCAGCAACTATTGATACAATGTTCGACTTAGAAATACCAATAGTTGGAGAGATGTATGAAACATTTTGCGAACACTACGGAATATAAAGAATTTGCTCTTCGTATGTATAAGAAGAATTGCTCTGAACGACGTGCCTATGGCATGGAGATTCATCCTACTTTTCAATCGTACGAAGAGTCCAACCGTGATTTCTTGAAAAAGAAATATCGTAACAGTTAGTTGATACAACCACCTGCGGAACCCAGTGCGTTAGAGGTCCGAAAACGTAGACGACTTCCTAAGAATCGATGCAAGATAAGTTGTTAGATTGACAAGGCTACTTTAAAAGTAGTTAATATACATCCAACAAAACTTTAAGTTTATACTTATGATTTTAAGCGGGTCAGATACCAAGCTGACTGTTACGAACTAAGAATTAACGTATGCAACAAGTAGTTGATACAACCGACTTTAAAAGTAGACAAGTCCTAGGTACGTCGAGCGTCCTAAGTCCAGATACCACGCTACTTGTTGCATACTAAATTAAGGAGTAATTATGGACAATGTAAATCAACCCCCACACTACAACACTGGAGATATTGAGTGCATACAAGCTATTCAAGCTTCTATGACCACTCGACAGTTCCAAGGCTACTTGAAAGGTAACATCATAAAATACATATGGCGTTATGAATACAAGAACCAAAAAGAAGACTTGCAAAAAGCCCAATGGTATTTAGCAAGACTACTACAAACTTATGACTATGAAGGAGAAAATCATGAGCAAAAATCAACACCGATATAACAATCAAACTTCAAGGTGGTGTGACCAAAACAACGTGCCCTATCAAAGAAACGGCTTTTTGTTTGGCCCTAACACTGTTGAAGATCAAGTAACAGGTAATACTTTTCAAACTTTGCATGGTATCCATGAATTACCTGAAGGCGTAAAAGCCGAACAAATATTTAACGAAGGCGATTGGTTAGTCGCTGAATACCAACAAGGTTACATTCGTTGTAAAGTCACTGGCTTTTCACCACGTGCTGGTAATCTTATTGTTGATCGTTTTTACAACGACGCATGGAAACAAATAATACCTGATAGACCTCGTCATGTTTTTGAACGAAACATTCAACACGTGCGACAAAACGGTAATCCTTGGGGTTACGGTACAGGACGTTGGCTTACTCATTCTACAAAACCTGTAGTTGATGCTCAAGCTTCAGGACATACTGTAAGACCATGGGCATGGTTTGCCGTACCAAAAGAATCTATATTTAAACTTAACCTATTAGGAGTATCAACATGAATATATTTGCTGTAAATGACGATCCAAGACTAGCTGCACTACAACTGCCAGATAAACTCATACCAAAAATGATTGTAGAATCTGCACAGATGCTATCAACTGCACATCGCGTGCTTGATGGCGATGAAAAAGCAGACATGTTGCATTTATACAAGAAAGCATATGAAAATCATCCCTCATGTATTTGGGTACGAAAAGATGCAATGAACTATTGGTGGTTATGGATGCACGCACTAACACTTTGTCAAGAATACAGATGGCGATTCACAGATGAAGGTGGTGTTGGTATGCATAAAACAGAAAGTGTAATACATGCTTTACAAGAATTGCCACTCAACATTCCAGCTAACAAAGATACTAATTGGGAAGTACTAACTGACTTACCTTTATGTATGCCTGACCAATACAAACAAGATGGTAATCATAGGGTATATGCTATGGAGTCTTATCAAAAGTTTGTTACTCAAGACAAACCCTACATGCAGGATGTGTTTAAAGCTTATACTCGTGCAATAGAAAAAAAACAAGCTTATCAAAACCACTACAGTAATTCGTCTGGAATAGATTATCCACCAGACTGGGTAACTAGAAATGCTACACCAGAACAGAAAAAACATATTGACTTGCACAAGTTAATGAATCCGGAGACTGCAATATGAGAAAATTATTGTATTTACAATTGCTAGCAATTGTCCTGTTTGGTACTGCATGCTACATGTCCGGCGTGCAGTACGTTATTGAAGTGGAGTTAATATGAAAATTAAAAAAGCAATAGCTGTCGTAGATGATGTAATTACTTGCGAAATGGAATGGTCTGACAACAAAAAAATGAAGAAAGAACTTCAAAAAGCATGGAATAAAATTCAAGAGGTTTGTGATGACAACAAGTAAACCAAACGGAACACTTACACCAGAACAACTGCAACGCATTCGTGTTGCACTAAAACGAAGAGGTAAACTTTGAGTGAAACCATAACATCTATATCAGAAGCGGTAAAAATTGTAGAAACATTCATACAAGATATGGCTGACGATAAACTAGATACTGGCGACAAAGAAAAATTAGCGGAAGCTGAGAAACTCTTTGCCAAACTAGAACACGCTATGCGTATAATCAAGAACCGAGTATGAAGACTAATATATCAATTGAACTAACGAACGACGAACGAATGAACCTTGGACAAAAATTCTATAACAAAAAACGCATGATAACTCGTGCTGACCTTAACCATATAGTTAAGAAATTTATAGGCGATGTCCTTGAAGCTACACCCCCCACCCCCAAACAGGTTAATGAAGACCCTTTGCTAGCCAAAGATTGGTCTAGTCTAACCCAACTAAAAAATTATTTAGAAAAAGAAACTCAAGTAGAAATATTAGAGTTCAATGGTTTTGAACTTATTGTGCAGGACAGTGAATACACACACATATACACCCTGGGCGATCGTTTGTACAAAAAGAAAAAGGGCCTACAAAAGTAAGCCCTTTTTACACTTCATTGATACTAGGAGAAAATCAACTCCTAATAGTCTAAGTTATGTTTATGCTATTGTCTAGCTAAAATAACCTGTAACTGTAATTGTACCAGCAGCACCTGTAGCAGGAGCAACTTGTACATGAATATCAATAGTATCGTCTGCAGTAAACTCAATTGGTTCGATTGCGTCGTCATCTGCACTTAATGCACTGAAGAGCTCAATACCACCAGCTTGACCAATAGTTGAACCGTCTTTAATTGCAGCAGAGTTGGTACCAGTAGCAGACGTGCTGTTACCGTAACCAATATCTAATACAACAGCCGGTGAACCGTTTGTGTCAATATCAGTAGATACTACTCTTAACGCGTGCAAAGTTTCCCCTGCGTATACGTTTAGAG